AAATTCATGCCAAGTTTATCAGTAATTTTTTCTAATAAATCCAGATTATTGTTTAAAATATCTGACAATTCTTCATACTTATTATAGTCATCTAAGCTTAATTCTTGCTTATTTACATGCTTATAATAGGCTTCTTTATACTCATCGAATGATAAAGGAATATCACTCATAATAAAGTTAAGTCCTTTTCCACCAAACAATTGATTAAAATAATTAATCTTAGAGAATTCTTTTAGCGCTTCTTCTTTTTCCATTACTAACATCTCCTTAATTACTATAATAACAAGTATTCATATAATTGTCAATAACTAATCAGTACTTCCAAATCCACCGGTTCTATCACCATCCGCAGAGTCATCTTTTGTAAGGTAATATTTTTGGAAAATACCTTGGCCTAACTTATCCCCAGCGTGAATAACATAAGGAAATGTTGAAATATTATACCAAGGGAATTTAATAGTTCCCGGATAGTCTGCATCAACAACTCCAGAACCATTAGCTAGAACAAGCCCCTTTTTGGAAGGGTTGCTTGATCGGTTATACATAATTAGTGTCATATCTTCTGGCATATTAACCTTAATACCAGTATCAACAAGTACAGGGGAAACCGCCTTGCTTAATACATCATAATAGCGGCTAATATACCCAGACAATACAGAATCCTTTGGGACAACCTTATCAATTTCTTCTTTTGATACTAGATATAACATAGAAAGGTTGATCCCTTTCTCGGTTAACTTAGAGCTTAAACTAGTTAGTTCTGGCCCAATATCATTAAATTCTTTTTGAGATAAGGATGCTAAAAAGTTCTTAAAGTTATCTAACCCTAACATTGGTGGAATTACTTTATCTTCTGTAGAATAGAAATCATAACCCGCAGAATACTTTGTTGCTCTTTCTGGCAAAACAGCCTTATCATTATCCGATTCAAAATAAATTTTATTGCTAATCATTTTCTTCCTCCTTGATATGATTATATAAGTTTTCAAACTCAGTATCAATATTATTTACTTCTGTAGCTAATTCTTCAATTGAGGTAATATCCTCTTTATCCTTTAACGTATCCTTAGCCATGTATTGAATAGCTTGGGCTAAAGTATTAAAATAGCGATTACTTGCAGACTGAAATATATACTCATTAGCTTTTTTACTAAAAATCTTTTTGCTGACAATATAATTATAAGCGTCAGTCGTAATTCGATAATTATGATATTCTAATTCCATAATTTGCATCTCCTTTTACTAAAGTATATAACAAAAAAAGAGGACTGTCAATCCTCTTTCAAAAATTACTTAATTTTAATCAGCTTCTTATTAGCCGTAATATAACTACCATCTGATAGTACATATCGAGTAGTTAGATTATGCTTCTTAGTCTTAACTACTTTTAATACAGTACCTTTCTTATAATGGCTTACCTTACCTGATAAGTTGAAGTTTTTATAAGAGTTAATACCCGTCTTATTAATAACAGCTACTTTTCGGCTCTTTGGTAAACTTGAATAATATGCCGGCACTACATATTTGTTATTAGCAGTGACATAACCAGTTAATCCGGAAGTTTTTGATCCATGATTAACATCTTTAACTTGATACCGAAGGATGCCTTTGAAATTAGTTTTATATCCCGTTACTACAAACATCGGTCGATTTGTTCGAGATTCTTTATAATACCAAACTTTTCGGTTGCTCTTAGAAAAGTTTACTGATGAATATAAACCAATTTTGTTAATGGCATATACTGCTTGGCCCTTCTTTACCTTATCTGTTCCTTCCTTTGTATAAAGATAAGATACAGTCTGATTATCTTTTGAATAAACTCCATTTTCAATGCCGACTGTTTTAGTTAAAGAATACCCAGAGATATTCTTAGAAGTAGTAGAGAAGGAGTCCCCAACTTTACCGGACAAAACTTTGTCCGCTGATAGTTTATTACCATAAATATCCATGTACTTAATTGTTACCATACCTGTTTCTTCTGGGGAAGGATTTGGCGTTGGTGTAGGAGTTGGCTTAGGAGTTGGCTTAACTACTGTTACTTTAACAGTATCCCATGCCCATTCTTCTCCCTTTTTACCATAGAAAGTCGCGTAATAATCACCTAATGGTAATGACCCAATATTATTAGTATCAATTTTATTACCATCACTATCTCGAACAACCCAGCTAGAACTATCATAATCCTTTGTGTTTGTCACTTGACTAGCCAAGTCATAGGAATCACCTTGTTGAACAGTATCTGTATGCTTATTAATAAGCACGTTATTAATATCCCCTGTATTATACTGTCCCCAAAGGACACCCCATCCTCCATTGCTTGAAGTATAATCAGATCCGTCAACTTTTCCATCAGTAGATTTTGCTTCCACATTAACACCATAAGATGGATGTTGATATTCATTATCTCCTGCTTCAAAAGAGTTTAAAGGTTTAATTGTAAATACGAGGGAATAATCACTAATATTCTCATCGGCAGGAACATCTAATGTATAACTTTTACCAACTTTCTTCAAATTAAAATCAGAATACTTAATATTTTCATCTTGCATAATTTGCCGGAAAGACCCGTCCTTCTTATTATACAAATAAGCATCGCTTAAAATTAAGGGGACGTCTGATCCTTTATTATTTGAGTAGTCTGGTGATAAGGTAATAGTTCCACCTTGATTAAATCCATCTTTTAAATCTAAATGGAATACCATTGTTTTCATATTCCGAGAGTAAACATGTCCAGAATTAGATTCTGGATAGTTATTAATATTTGATAGGGCATTACCAGCCACACCTGTTCCAGAATCCGCACCAAGTAAATTACCACTCTTTTGTGTATCATCCGCTTTAGCAACAATATTAGAGGAAACGGGAGATTCATATACTGAGGCTCCTCCAGCAACAAGTAAACTTAATGCAATTCCTGTTAATAAATAGCTCTTTTTCATATTTTTCTTCCTCCTTTAATATATTCACATCATAATACCTATTATAATATTTGTCAAGGATTATTAAGCATAAAATAAAAAAAGAGGTTTTATCCTCTTTTAAAGATACTTATTATGGAGTAGTTGGATCTACTGGAGCAGTACTTGGTTGTGTAGTTACAAAAGCAGTACCAGAATTGCTTTGATTATTTCCTACTAAGAAAGTACTATTACCCGAGGTATATGAAGTAGAAACATATGTGTAATTTGGGCAATATAAGGAAATCACATTGTTATCTACTCGTAATTCCATAGACCTTAAAGGTATTTGCGTTCTACTACCACCAATTGCTGTTTGACCGTAAAATATAGTGTCTATTGCCGCATAATTAGTTATTTTATATTCTCCGTCAACTGCGGTTATTCCTGATAGAATACTACTTATATCAAATAGTGGGACCTTAGTAATTACTAAAGAACTGTCACCCGTTGCAGGAACTGGGTTCAAAGTTCCATTAAGATAAAAGTCAACTATATCATAGGTGGCTCCTCCAGAAATAGCTGGGGTTGTCTTGCCCTTCTTATATACTAATTGCATGCCGGAAGCATATTGAGTATCAGGTAGTTCTAATTGATACCAAGCGCTGTCTTTAACGCTTTTGATATCAGCCGCGGTTGCGACATCGACACCTCCTGACTGCAATCCGGCCGTGAAGTTTGTGGCTTTAGTAGAGTCAACCATGTTTACAGTAGCAGTGCTGACAGCAGTTGTAACATCAGACTTAGTTGCCACGTCAATTCCAGACTTTTGAAGTTTTCCGGTAAAATTGGCATCCTTAGTCGTATCTGCAAGTGTTGATGGAACTGCTGGAACACCGTCTTTAGTGATGTACGGATTACCTGTAGCCTTGTCAATTGGTGCAACGTCAAAAGTATTTTTACCAGTAAACTCTTGATTTGAACCTGTACGTGCTAGGTCACTTGGCAAGCTACTTGCTAGTAGTAACGGATTATTTTTAACAGTTGGAACAGCGTCAAAGTTGTTTGCTCCAGATAGGTGAGCTACTTTGTAATCGTCAGCAGGGGTGATAGTTAGCTTATCTTGCTTGTTCTTTAATTTTAAGCCAGAGCTGTCCACATAAAATGACCAAAAGTCTCCTGTACTGTCTGTCAAATAGCCCACACCCAAAGGATAAGTGCCCGCCGTGGTAATCTCGGCAATACCACGCGCGGCTTGTGATGACGGATTACCTTTGACTCCAGCTTGACAATAAAATGTATGATAGCCAAGAGGTAACGCCTGAATAGCCGCCGCTAAGTCGGTCGTATTAGCCGTCGTAAATGAATATTTATTGCCACCGTCATCATTGGTTATTTTTTGTTTTTGCCAATTTGAAGTATCGACTGTGTGAACAACTTTAGAATCATCTGAGCCTTTATTAAATATAACTGTTCCATTATCATTTACGATTGAGACATAATTTCCAGAGATTTCAAGAGCACCAACAGTTGAACTCCAATGACCATATGTCGAATCACTTATTGTAAATCCTTTAATTGGCTCTCTCCATGGATTATCAGATGCTCCACCATTAGCATAGAATGACCAAAATCCTGCTTGATTTATTGCTTTCAAACTATCTGATATTTTTGATCCAGCATTTA